CCTCCATTGGCTTCAAAAAGACGCAAGCTGCCCATTGCCCAATTATTAAAATCAGGATTTGATTGAAGGTTAGGTTTATTAAATAATGATGCTGGAGTTGTTGATAATTCAGATATTTGTTTTTGGATAGCCTGTGCTTTTGCGGTATCTCCAGACGCAACCGCTAATTTTTGTTGATCATACAAGTTATTAGGGGCGCCAGATATAATGTCTGATTTTAGTGTATTGTTTTCAACAATTTTATTTAGGTAATCTTTTTGCTCAGTTGTAAGATCTATATCTTTTCCAGCAAAGTTATACTTTCCGTTCTTTAGAGCTTCTTGTGCTTTTAAAGTTTGGTCATTTAATTTTATTCTGTCTTGCAGCTCTTGAGGAATCTCTTTGCCTAAGCCCATTGTTTCATAAGTAAGGTTTTCTTGTTTATCTTTTAACTCTAAGGCTTTGGCAATATCGTTATCTCTAAGTGCTTTGGCTTGATCATCTAAAATTTGAGATACAGCAAACTGATTAAACACCGCGCTGGCCTCGCCCCCTAAGGTATTATAATCAGTCTGTAGTTTGTCTAGGTCGCCATAAACAGTTACAAAAGCTTCGTTTTGAATAATGTCGCTATTAGTCATTTTGTCAGTAAGTCTAATAGTTGATGTTGTTCCATCACCATTATCTAATATTAAATCAATTGCTTTAGTTCCTGCTGAGTCACCAAGATCAATAATTTGTGTGCCAGACTGCTCAGCAGCAGAGTTAAGATCAAACCCTGACTCTAACCACGTATCTAATACAGATTTTTGATTGTTATAATCGTCAAAATAATCAAATATTACAGGCTCCATAGCATTTAATCTGTTAATCAAATCTGAAGATCTGACTTGCTCCTCTATTACTGCCTTACCTGCATCGTCGGCAGCGTTCCATCTCTCAGTAACGGCATCAAGCTCGTCTCTTAACGGCTGATACTCAAAATCATAGTAGTCTTTGTAAGCACTTGATGTTCGTTTAATTTGAGAGTCTAATTCACCTGCTTTTATAAATGTTTGATTAACGGGCTTGACTACTTTAGCTTTGGTTTCAAATGTTTTGGCAATATTGTCAAGAGCAGGAACGTTTGCACGGGCAGTGTCCCATGCCTTACCCATTAATCCGCTTGTTACTGAGCTCATACCGGCTGTGGTTGCTGCGCTCATAATATCTCCGCCAGTCACAGCGGCCGTAACACCAGCAACAGTTGCCTCGCCAGCAGCCCCTCCAATAATTTCAGAAAATATATTTGAGCCAAGAGCTTTTTCAATAGCCTGATTGAATACGCCTTTAGTGAGAACTTCTTTAGTTACCGGGTTTACAAGGTTTCCAGTTATTGGTGAGCCAAGAAATTCTTTTTGTAATGCAGGGCTGCTTATAAATGGTGTAAGACCGGCCGCTACAATACTTGCTAAGCTGCCACCGTTAAGTGCAGATATTGCAGCTCCACCAATACCTTTTGCTGCCGCAAGACCAACGGACTGCGACAAGCTAAAAGCTTTTTCAAGTACCGTTCCAAACCCTGGCGCTACAAAGTAATTGAACGCAACCGTCATAACAATAGGAAGGGCGTTATCAACAATAGACTCAACGACGCTGCCTATTGCATCAAATATACCACCAAAAAATCCACCGCCGCCGCCCATTATTTACCCACTTTTATAACAACATCATACGCATCAGGAGAGGTGCTACCTTCAAAACGATAAACAGGTGTTTCTTCAATAATCAAACCCATTTTATTAACGCGCCTCATTAGTCTTAAAAGAACAGTGTTTTGTCTTGGAAGTCTACCTTTCATCTCTTTGTAACCAGATACTATAAGCGCGTTAGCAAAACCCAAGAATGCCTCCGTAAGCCTTTCTCCATCATCCGCAGAAAAAATATGTACATCATTGGCTACAGGTGGAGTAACCTTAAATAAAAATAAAGTCTCGCCATGCCTCAACATCCTGTACTCATTACCTTTAAGCGCCTGGTACATAACCGTGTAATACTTTTTCCAGTCCTCTTCCGGGGCTGATTTAGCCATACTCTTTTCTACAATCTCTTGTGTAGTCAGTTTGCCAATAGCACGCTTTTGTTGCTCTTCTAACTTTTTTTTATTTTGTTTGTTTTTATTTTTAGTCACTATTGAGATCTTTGGTTAACGGCATTTACGACAGCTGACGCCCAGTCTTGCCAGTTTTCAAATATGTACGGGCTTGGTACGCCCTCGTTAGCAAATACATCAATACCTTTTAAGCCAGCAGCCCAGCCTTTCCAAGTATCTTCGTCCCCAGGAATCTCCAATTGCTGCGCTCCATAGGCCTCTACCATGAGACAAGCCCATGAGTTGAACGTATGAAATCTTGGATCGTATACAACGGCTAATGACATTAATAAGGTCTCACATCGCCAACATCTGCATTGAGTAATAAGTAACCGAGCTGGTAGTTTCCGCCAACAACGTTACTCTCAAATTTTAATCGCATCTCTCTGCGCTGCTCACGCAAGTCAATCTTTGTTGTGGTTGGGCCAAATGTGTAAGGATCAGATTCTTGGTCTTCTGATTGCGCAAAAGGTCGTCCTGTAACCACTAGGGACATGTTCTGGGACATAATAAAGTCTGGCTCTACCCGTTCTAACCTAAGCCAATAATTATCGCCTGTAGGCGTTTGCTGTGATGGCCCGCCTGATACCCATCCCAAATTATTTGTCTCAAAGTAACTTTGGATAGCTACTGCAACGTTACCGCCACCTGCTGAAAAAACTGCATCCACTCCAGTCTCATGTTGGAACAAAGATACATAACTCATTATTGTTGTTACAACCATTGAAAAGTCTATTCCAGCAGGTAAATTTGGTGCAGTTAGCACATCTCCTACAGCGTAATCTGTTCCGTGAGTAGTAACTACAACACTAGTCACAACACCTCCAGCTACAATTATAGTAGCAAGTGCGCTGACATTTCCGTCAAGATTTTCTAATTCTTCTGCAGTGTAAGTGCCGTCAGTGTAACCAGATCCTGCGTCTACAATTGTAAATCCATCGACCCCGCCAGTAGCATTAATTGTCCAGCCTACATTAATTGGAAAAGGAAATACTTGAGAAAAATAACCGGCTGATCGTCTTGCACCTAATGCTTCACCTGCGTCATACCACACATTTTCACGAACATTATAAATAATTGCGTCAGTACACTCTGTAGCATTTCCGCGTGGATAGAACCACCATACCTCACCAAAACGAGGAACTTTTGTTGCGTAAATTTTTTGTCTTTGGGCATAATTTAAATTATCAAAGAAATAGTTTTGATTCATGGTGTTTGGGATTTCTTTTACAACACCGTTATATAAAAGAAAACGGTCAACGCCACACCAGTAATAAATACCGTCATACTCAATAACAGACTGAGAAGACATAATTGATGTTTGTGATGAGATAACGTCGTAACGCCAAAAAAGCGTTGCACCAAAATCGGCAGTATTTGGTATACCTATATTAGTGGGTGCGTAGCTTACTCGTATAAGAGAGTCAAGAGCCCAGAACAATCCTGATGGAGCATTAGAACCGCCTCGAACTGGCAGGCCTTTTACAATCTTAGTTGAGGATACGTTTGTCTCATTGGCGTCAGCACCAACCCAGTCGTTAACATTTCCAGCGGCGCAATTTCTAATTAAACCATTATTTCCATACACAAACACATAAGGGTGCAGCGTAACTACTCCGCCTGACACTGCAACTTGATTGTCAAAGGTAAACGTGTTGTTTGCGGATGTCCCTGTGGCCGCATTGCTTATTACTACCGATGTGCCTGATACTGAAACAACTGTAGTATTAGCGACTATATCTCCATTTTCATCTGTAACTATTTGCCCTGCTCCAACAAGAGGGTTGATATCGTCAAGTGTAATGGTTGTTGTTGAATTAGTTGATCCATTCGCAGTAAAAATTCCAATAGGTGCAAGTGTAGTTCCATTGATATCACCACCAAGTACGTTTGTGTTTGCGGTATTATCAATCTTAGATAAGTTTTGTCCAGGGTGAGCCAGAAGTAATTGACTGCCTGTGCCGCCTGAGTCAAACTCAGAGTCAATCTGCCAAAGGTTGTTATTGTCTGGAGTAAATCCAGTCAATGTGAAGTCTTGAATACCAGCCCCAACGCCTAAGTCATTGATAGCAACAACTTGCATCCCATTATTGTAACCGCTGAAAATATTGCTGAACCCATCATTAGGGTCAAGATATGTTCCTCGGCTTGGGCCAGCTAATTGATTAGTAATTTCACGAAAACCTAATATTTTTCTTGGGCGACCACGTTGGAAACGACACCATCTACCGTCTTCGTAATAGACTCTGTCAGTTACGGTACCATCTCGTTGAATACCCGCCTGAGTATCAAGCGCAAAAACTTTTTTGGTCAACTGAAGTCTCCTCCAGAAATACCATTTTCAAAATTACCTGTTCCAGAGGTGTTAATATTTCCATCAATTGAAAGTTCTGATGAAGTAAAACTAGCTCTTTCAGTGCCTAATATTGTTATAGCAAGATTTCCGGTAGCCGCACGGTATATACCTGTTGAGGGCTCATTAACAAAGCTAATTGACGGAGTAGAAACGCTGCCATCAATAAACTGTGTTGTTGATCCGCCGGCCTGTACCGTGTTTGCATTAAAAAAGTTAACGCCATCAGATATTACAGAGGCTTGCTGTCCCGCGGGAATAGTAACGTTTGAGGCACCACCAGTGTTTGTAGTAATTGTTAGTGAGAAGCCGTTGTCTGTTGTCTGGTTACTAATAATATAAAACGCCACTACAGGAGGATAAATAACTGTTACATTGCCTGATAAGTTGCCTACATACTCTTGAATAACAGATGTGGCCTCTTGCGTATTTAAGGTTACGGTTCCAGTTGTGACTGGCTTAACAAGCGCAGTAAACAAGAAGTTAGGGCTTTGGCCATAACCAACAGTAAAATACTGTGTGCCGTCACACATAATGAATGCGGCCTCATCAGGATTGATTGTTTTGCTTGTTTGTAGATCAACAGTATCAGGTGAAGCCACATCTAAAGTAAGCGATCCCGTACCATTATTTTTTAAAATACTAAACCAGTTATTACCTAATGTAGAGGCAAGAGGTAAATTTACTGTTCCAGCTCCACCCACCCATAATTTATTTTGTGCACGGTCTCCGGCAACAAACGTGTAGCCGTTAGAAAATGTTTGTGTTGGATGGCTTTGGTTAAGTGTTGTTGATATAGCCAATAGCCCAAGGCCTGCTAACTCACTTGCCGTACCACCTGATGTACCTGCACCAAAATCAATAACGCCCCATGTGCCAGCGTTAGTAGTATTGTCTGTAACATATATATACACAGACTTGCCGTCAGCCACAGAAACAATTGTATTTCCATCAAAATCTAATACATCAAAAGCAGCAATGCCAAGATTGCGAATTAATGCATCTTGCCCAACTGACACTTGGTTTGCAGGAGGCATAGACAATGAGCCAGCTCCTGAAGTAATGTCCATAATACGTGCCGCTGGATTTTCTGGTGGGATAGTATTTGATGGCCACTCTAGTTGAATGCTAATAGTAAGCGTGTAGTCCGCGTAACTTACGTCCGTGGCCTGAATTACATTCCCTGTAAATGGAGAGACGTATGAGGTCATTGTGTATCCAATACAGTAGCTTGACGATCAGCAATACGTAATTTGTCTTCTATCTTAAGCGTGTCCATAATGGCTTTGTATTGTGCCTGCCATATAGGTGTACGTTCATCGTTTTTAAGGAATGGCATAGCTTGCAGTAATGAACCGTAAAGCAAAGCTTGAGGTGCATATACAGTAAACCAGTTTGTTTGGTTTGAAGAATCTAATGGCTGTACGCGCTCATAGTAAAGAACCTCAAAAGAGTAATCAACCCCTGGGGTTGGCGCAATTAACCAGTTTTCATAGTCATAGTCGCAGTAGTATTTAGGTACATCCGTAAGTGTTTGGTCAGGCCAGTATTCTCTTAAATACTCATACTTACGAAGCAATATAGGCTGTCTTACGCCGTCTACAGAAACATTCATAGACACTGTCTTATGCCAACGAACAGGTTTGTTAATGATTGGATTGTTTGGTGTCATTGCAGCCTCAACAGCCACTAAGTTACCAAGAAATTTAATTTCAGATGCTATGACTTGTTCAGCCAGCATAATAAAAAGAGGGATCTTATCTAGCGTGGCCGTATCATCACGCTCCAAATAAGATTGTATGTTTTCTGTTAAACTGTCATAGGTCATTACTACTGCTGCTGGCATACTAATCCTTTAAAAATAATGCGCGCTCATCATTGCGACGCGTGACTAAACCTCGTAATACTTTTCCTCCTGCCTTACAATACTTAACTAGCGACTCCATAGCCGCCCTTTTATCGCCGCGAAGCAGCGCCTGACGGATGGTTGATCTTTGAAAACATCCAAGACCCAAATTAAAGCAAAAGCTGACAAGAGCGTCAAACTCATGTTGTCTAAGAGGCACGTTAGGTAGCATCTTAGATACTCCCAACTCAAAACGTTTGAGGTCATGTTTAAGAATTCCATCTATTTCCTCATTAGTAAAAGTTCTGTTCCACTCGGGTGGTAATGTTTTACCATTACCTATCAAGTGACCAATTCCCACTGTCCACAGTTTTGCCGGACACTGGTATGGTTTGTTTCTTACACCTTCATGATGTTTTATTAAGTGTATAGCTTCTTTAGACACCTTCACGTTTCTTTTCCCATGTGCGAGAGCCGAAATAGAAACCAATAATAGATGCAGTAATAGCCATTTCTTCTGAACCAAAAACTTCTTGAGATGCTACAACAAAGTCTACGCCAGACCACATAGCCCAACCCAATGAAATAAGGTTAATAAGAACTAACTCACCTACAAAGATAAAAGCCACCACAGGTCTTACCATGGCGTTCCAGTTTTTAACCATAGGGCTTGCACCATCAACTAATTTTTTATCGTGGTCATATAATGCTTCACGTTCTTGTGCGTATGTTTGTGTTTCTATTTGGTCAAGCTTAATTGCTTCAATTTTTTCTTGAGATACGAAGCCAGCTTTTGCAAGTTCAAGTTCACGCTCTGTTTGAAGTTTAGCCATTTCTCGTTCATGCTTTTGATCCCCTTTTTGCTGGAAAAAACCTAATAAGCTTGGCAATCCTGAAGTAGCAAAACCTAGTATGCCCGATAAAATACTTAACATTATTTATATCCCCTTGTTTTTTCATGTTCTTCTAAAAGTCTTACTCGAATAGATAACTCTGATATTTGACCTTTTAATTCTTCTTTTAACTTAGCTCTTGCTTCTGCTGATATAGGACTGTCAGTTGGCACGCCTTGTTCTGTAATAAGATTAGGCATTTTAGATTTGATAGCAATTAAATCTGATTGGATAGATGCCATAGATGTAAGCAACCATGCAATAGCCGAGACTATTACAGGAAACAACATGCTAGCTAATTTTTCCATATTCATTTGAGTACTATGCTTAATAGTAAAAGAATAATAGCGCCTGCACTTGCCATTAAAATACTTTCTAATCTTTTAAGTCTTGCTCCTATCGCTTCATATCTTAAAGCACAAATTTCCTCATGAGTGCTTAAACGATGTTCTATGTCGTCTACTTTTGGTTCAGCCATACTTTATTTCCTTCTTCTTCCGTTATTGAGATTTGGAATAGGAATAATTTTGCCTTGATCGGACATGATTACTCTTCTATTGTTTCAGCTTCTACTGCTGGTTCTTCTTGAGGGGCTACAAAACCTTGTTCTTTAGCTGTTTCTTGTAAAGCTGTAATTAAATGAAATACTTCTTGGTATGGGCGTGTGCCAAGATAACCCGTAATACGATTAGCTAATTCAAGAGAAATTTCTAGTTTTTTTTCCATTTTTAAGTCCTTGTTGGTTGATAAAAAATTATATAAAAGTATAACTTATCTTAAAATAATAAGAAATAGTTGCTGTTAGCACCAAATCCACCGCCAAAGTTCCAGTTTGTATTATTGCTTACATCAGTTGAGTTTAAGGCTGTCCATGTACTTGCTGGAGAAGCATTAGAGTCTCGAATTGACATGTAATTTAATGTAACAGTGCCTCCTCCGGCCTTAGCTAAAGTTGCTTGAGTTCCGGTGGAGGTTGAATTTAGCGTAACTACATTACCTACAGTCCCTGTAATACTAAAATTAGTTACAGTAAAGGTATTACCAGCAGACAAACGAATCGTAAATGCATTTGTTTTTGTTGTATTCAATGTTGTAACCGTGGCGGCACTTGTAAATGAAAATGTTTGTGTGGCTGCAGTACCTGAAAGAGTTACTGTGTCATAAGAGTACGTGGAGCCTAACGCACAAGACACACTGGCTGAAGCTGTATTGTTTGATAAAATAACTTTAGGAGTTCCGCTGAACGTGATGCCTGTTGAGGTGTTGTTAAAAATAGTTCCGCTTGTTGCCGTACAAGTAATATTGCCAGTTCCCCATGACAAAGTTCTCCCGCCAGTACCAGACATTGTAAATGTCCACACACTCATGGTACTTGCTCCAAGCGTAATGCTGCCACCGGTGTTACTAAAAGCACCGGATGTTGAGTTTGTGTAGTTAAAACCATTTAAGTTAAAGGTTCCAACCGCTAGTGTAATTCCGACGCCAGAGGTTGTAAATGCAGAACCTAATTGAAATGTTGAGGAATTTATAGAGTTGAGTGTTATTGTCCCAGAGTAGCTTACCCCAGTAAGTGTTTGGGTTGCTCTACTAAAAAATGTTGGTGAGGTGAGAGTAACAGCGGTAGCGGTTGTAAAAACACAAGTATTAAAGTTAGTACTTGGGAATGTAATAGTATTTGTAAGAGAAGACCCTGTAATTCCCGCTGGGCTGTACTGATAAAATGTAGCTATAAGACCCCCGCCACCGGTTGGCGCACCAATTGACATTCCATTAGTGGTGCCTGTATTACTAAAAGTAATTGTATCTTGAGGAAGCGCGTAGTTATTTGGTAGCACCGTACCTCCTACAGTGGTGGCCCACACATTTGTTGCGTTGTATGCTGTACCGCTTGTTACGTTATTCCAAAAAAGAGTTCTTGCTGCAGTAAATGTAATGCCGGTGTTTCCTCCAGCGTTACCAACCCTAGTCCCTGACCACGTAGCAGTTCCTGCTGCTGTAATATCTCTAAAGTCTACATCGGTTAAGGATGTTGTGCCTGCAGATATAGTTCTTGCTGTGCCAACAGTATCTGAATAAATTAAAACTCTTTGCGTTGCTGATGATCCGCCGTTAATACAAGTCAATGTGCCGCTAACTGTTTGGTTAGCGGTAATAAGAAAACCTAGAATTCCGCTCTGGCATCTTAATGTAAGACTTGTAAATGTGTTTGTCCCAGCTATGGTCACTGTGCTAGAAATATTATTAGTAAATGACATAGTTCCGTAAGTTCTGCCGCCACCATTAAACCCTAAATTACTAACACCACTAGCTGTTATGCTGATAGTCGAGGAGGCCCCACTAAATGTTAGTCCTGTAAGACCTATATTCCATATATACACAGAAGTTGGCACGCTTGAAGTTATGGTAATAGTTGAGGTACCTAAGGTAATTGCTCTTGTTGATACTCCAGTAGAATTAAAATATCCTGAGCCGGAGAAAGTTATATTAAAATTTGCTGTGTTGAATGTTCCTGCTTGCACATCAATAAAAGCAAGCTGTACGCTGTAGGTTGAAGTAAATGCGCTTCCTAAAGTTACGGTTCCTCCGGGAGCATTAATAAGAATCGAGGAAGCAAAAGTAGCGATATTGTTTGTGGTAAGAGTTCCTGTGGCGTTTATGGTTACAGGGCCTGCAAAAGACCACGTTGTTGTTGTTGATAAAGTAATGCTACCAGACACGGTTATACTGAGAGAGCTGCCACCAGAAAATGTGCAAGTCGCTCCAGTTGTTGTTATGCTTTTACATAAAAGTCCAACACTGCCCATTGTGATAGTTGGAGATCCAGAGAGTGACGTAACAAATACATCATCAACTGATGTAGGAACAGACGCCCCGCCAGACCCACCATTAGTCGTAGACCAGTTAGTGGTATTTGATGAACTCCAGGTTCCTGAGCCGCCTCGCCAATATCTAGCCGCCATTTAGAGTCCTTATGCTTGTGTTGCTACGGCAACAACATCCCAGAATGAGTCTGTTGAGTTATACACACAGCCAACATAGACAGTTTTTGCTGATGCTACTGATGTTGGAAGTGTTGTACCAATAATTCTGTAACCACCAGCTGTAGTAGTCCATGACACTGTTTGTGTTGATGCTGCGTATAAACGAATATTTAGCTTCTGTCCATTTGTTGCTGTTCCGCTTGGGATTGCCATAGCCACCGTGCCAGTTAACAAGTAATTAACTTGATCGTATAAATCTGAGTCAGGAGTAACCGTTCCAGTCGCTGAAGCTGCCGCAAGTGATCTTGCTGTGATACGTTTGTTAGTAAGTGTTGCTGTTCCTGTGTTTGTTACTAAGCCGCCAGCGCCAGAGTTAACCGCAATGCCTAACGCAGTTACAACACCCGCACCTGTAGTCGTTGAAGTAATTGCTGCTGCAGAGCCGCCTCCTAATAACAATGCACTTGCTGCCAAAGTACCTGACTGTGTTACCAATCCGCCTGTAGTGTTTACGGCGCTACCTATTGCAGTTACTACGCCTGTTCCTGTAGTAGTAGTAGCCGGGGCCGCACCTGCTCCACCGCCAAGTACAATAGCACTCGCAGCTAATGCCGCTGAAGATGCCCATGTAGATGCCGATGAGAAATAAACAATACCACCAGATGTTCCTGCTACAGTTAATGCTGGAGTTGTGGTTGAAGTTGCAACAGTAATAAGACCACCAGTAAAAGTAACATCTGTTACTGTGCCAGAGTTTGTTGCTGCAATAGTAATTGCTCCTGAACCATTGGTGATGGTAATTCCTGAGCCTTGAGTAAGCGTTGCTTTAGTTAAGGTGTTGCCTGTTGAGTTGCCAATTAGTAATTGACCGTCAGTGTATGATGTTTCGCCCGTGCCACCATTAGCGACCGGTAGCGTGCCTGTGACACCTGTAGATAATGGTAGCCCTGTACAGCTAGTTAGTGTGCCTGAGGTTGGCGTGCCTAATGCTGGGGTAACAAGGCTTGGGCTTGTTGCTAAAACTACACTGCCTGTTCCCGTTGTTGATGCGGCTGATATTGCAGTACCGTTACCTTGTAATATACCGGTAATTGTTGTTGATAATGTGATTGCTGGAGTAGTTGTGGATGTTGCTACAGTGCCTGCAAAACCATTTGCAGATACAACAGATACCGAAGTTACAGTACCGTTAACACCAGTGCTTGCAATAACCTTAACAGTTCCCGCGTCGTTATAATATAATTTTCCATCTGGAATATTAATAGCCAATTCACCATTTGTTAGATTAGCTGCTAAGGGTACATTGGCTGCTGTCGTACTAAAATAAAGTTGTATGGGCGTAAAGCCTGCTTGTGCCATTTTAAAAACTTCCTCCAGAAATGCCGCCTGTTGATGTTAACACACCAGTAGACGGGTTAAAAGTCAATTTTGTTGAGGTAACTCTTTGCGGTAAGTTACCGGTATTTGAAGTTACCCAAGTCGGATAAACTGTTGCGTTTGTTGTGGTATCGTCAGTAATACCAGTATTTGTTGTGTTTGTAGCATTTGTAGCGTTTGTAGCGTTAGTTACAGCTGTGGCGCCAATAGCAGTTACAATTTCTGATCCTGTTGCAACCGTAAATGCTGATGTTCCGTTACCATAAATAATACCAGTTAATGTTGTAGCGCCAGTACCACCATTTGCTACATTTAGTGTTCCAGATAGCGTTACAACACCAGATGTTGCGGTATTTGGTGTAAATCCTGTTGTTCCAGCACTAAATGTAGTAACCGCAGTCACTGCGCCTGGTGTTTCCCATGTTGGCACGCCAGCCACTACTGTCAATACCTGAGTGTTTGTTCCAATACCAATGAATGATGTGGCCCCAGCCCCTGTTTGGTAAGGGATTGAGTTAGCCGCACCACCTGAAATATTAGTTGTATTGGTTGCGTTTGTAGCGTTAGTTGCGCTGCCTACGGATAATGTACTCTGTGCTACGTACTCTGGAGCGCTTGCTCCTGCTACTAGTACATGCCCATTTGTACCAAGACCTAAGAATGTTGTAGCCCCGCTACCACTATTGTAAGGAACGCTACCTGCTGCGCCGCCTGCTATATTAGTTGCAGTAGTTGCTGTTGTGGCTGATCCTACAGATAAGGTGCTTTGATCTACATAAACAGGACTTGAGGCCCCGGCAGTTAAAACATAGCCGTTTGTGCCCAAACCAAGTTTTGTTAGTGCAGCACCTGATGCGTAATAGACTAGGTCGCCGGCTGTATAAGACGTTAATCCTGTACCACCCGCTGTTGTAGGTAAGGTGCCTGTTGTTAGTGCTGATGTAGATGTTGCAAAAACTGCACCACCAGAGGTGAAGCTTACCAATCCTGTACCACCATGATTTGTTGCTAATGTACCATTTAAAGTAATTGAGCCTGTTGTTGCTGTGTTAGGTGTAAACCCTGTAGTACCAGCGCTAAAATCTGAAACACCAGAGGCTGAACCGGCTGTCCATGTAGGTACGCCTCCTGATATAGTAAGCACATACCCGTTAGTTCCGGCATTAATAAATCCTGTTGCGCCAGATCCCGTTTGGTAAACAAGAGCGTTAGCAGCTCCCCCCGCTACATTTGTAGCAGTTGTTGCGGAACCAACAGAAAGTGTAGATTGCGCTACATATTGTGGTGCGGTTGGGCTGGCCGTTAATACATAGTCAGTTGTACCTAAATTTAAGAATGTTGTTGTGCCGCTTGCTGAGTTGTATGGCAATGATCCAGTTGCTCCACCAGCAATATTTGTTGCTGTTGTTGCGGTGGTGGCACTGCCTGCAGTTGTTGCGCTACCTGCTGTAGTTGCAGAAGTTGCTGTTGCAGCATTTCCGGTGATGTCAATTCCCCATGTACCGCTTGCACCTGTACCAGAAGTGCTAGGAGCCCCGATCGTGTTGTAGGATATAGTACGAGCTGCGGAGCCGTTGAAAGTAGTACCTGACGCGTCTCCTGTGCCTCCACTATTAAACGTGGCTGCATTAGTTGTGTTTGCGGTGACAGTTGTTGAACTTCCTAAACTTACAGAGTTACCATTAATTGTAATTGAGCTATTTGCAAGCTGTGCATTACTAATTGTTCCTGATAAGTCTGTTGTAGGAATAGTTGCTGTTGCTGTAAATGCAGACGCTCCATTACCAACTACATAACCAGTAAGCGTAACTACACCTGTACCCCCTTGATTTACAGCAATAGTTCCTGATGTAATTTGGTTTGCTGCAATAGCAATTGATGTATCCGTAGCAGAAGTAATTTGACCTTGTGCATTAACTGCAATCACTGGAACTAATGATCCAGAGCCATATGTAGCGGCCGCTATACCTGTGTTTGTAATACTAAATTGTGTACCTGTTAAAGTAAGACCTGTGCCAGCGCTATAAATTTGCGCAGAAGCAATCTCAACAAACGTGATGTTAGTTGTGCCAAAAACAATAACGCCACTTGTGTTGCAGGTGTAGGTTGTACCAGCACCAGTTGTGCCTTGCTGAACAAAGAATGTTGAACCTTCACCTAACGTCGTTGAGGTAGTAAGACCGTATGTATCCGTGTCAGTAGAACGAGTTAAAATCCAGTTTGTTGAAATAGAACCTACGTTTGTCACAACGTACACGCCATTTTGTGTTTGATTTGTTTGTAAGTAAACCAGAACACGGTCATTCACCGAAAGAGTAACTCCATCAATTATCAAGGCGGCTTGTGTGCCTGCATTGGTCAATGTTGCGCCAACGCCGTCACCAGCTCCACCAGGCTGGTTGTAGGTTGCGTTCAGATTGATAGGCGATTCAACGCGTACTGGCTCGTGGAAGTGAATTCCAGAAGAAACCAAAGTGTCAACGTATTGTTTGGTTGCCAGTTCTAAGTTTGCAGTTGGGTCTTGAGTTACAGTGACCGTTGTTAGCCCTGCTAATGTAGAAGCAGTTGCACCCAAGGCAACATTTGTAGATCCAATAGTGACAGAACTATTTGTTAGTGATGCGTTACCAATATTAGTTAATGTGTTTGTAGATCCACTAATTGATTTATTAGTAAGCGTATCTGATGTATTTGTACCTACTAAAGTTGTTGTAGAAGTAGGTAATGTAATGGTTCCTGTATTTGTAATACTAGCGATTACAGGTGATGTAAGTGTTTTATTTGTTAGGGTTTGAGTACCATCTAAAGTTACTACGGTGCTATCAATAGCAACCGTAACAGCACTTGATCCATTATAAGATGTACCTGTCAAACCTGTACCGATAGTTAATGCGTTCGTAGCTGTTGCTGTAACAGTTGTTGATCCACCTAAACTTACACTTGATCCATTAATTGTTATCGAACTGTTTGTAAGAGAACCGTTGCCAATGTTAGTAAGTGTGTTTGATGCACCACTTATTGTTTTATTAGTTAGTGTCTGAGTTCCTGTGAGTGTTGCGACAGTAGAATCAATTGCTATTGTTACGGCTGAAGACCCGTTAAAACTTGTGCCAGATAATCCTGTACCAATAGTTAAAGCGTTAGTGGTCGATGATGTTACTGTGACTGATCCACCTAATGAGACAGAGCTGCCGTTAATTGTTATAGAGCTGTTATCAAGTGCCGCATTAGGAATGCTAGTTAATGTGTTTGTTGCGCCACTGATAGACTTGTTAGTAAGTGTCTGTACGCCAGTTAATGTTGTAACAATTGTGTTGTCTATTGTAAATGTTACCGCTGATGAACCATCATAAGTACCACCGCTTAAGCCCGTTCCTGCAGTTAATGCATTTGGCGCCACAAGCGAGATAGAGCCAGAACCACCAAGAGCTACAGTTACGCCGTTAAATGTTACAGAGTCGTTGACTAATGATGCGTTAGGAATGTCTGTAAGTGTGTTGTTACCAGCATCAATAGACTTGTTTGTTAGCGTGTCTGTAGTGTCACGGCCCACTAAGGTGTCTGTTGATGTAGGCAGTGTTAGAGTGCCTGTGTTAAGGATCTGCGCAATCGTTGGTGTTGTTAGTGTTAATCCAGCAATTGTAGCTGCGGTGCCACCTAGTGACACAGAAGTAGAGCCGATAGTAACGGAGCTGTTATCTAAAGCAGCGTTAGGGATATTAGTTAGTGTGTTTGATGAGCCGCTGATTGACTTATTAGACAATGTCTGTGTGCCTGTCAATGTAACAACCGTACTATCAATAGTAATTGTTACTGGCGATGATCCATTAAAACTTGTTCCAAGAAGTCCGGTGCCAATTGTAAGTGGATTAGTTGTTGTGCCCCCACCGCTGATGGTGATTGATCCACCAAGGCTTACAGGGGTGCCATTAATAGTAATTGAGCTATTATCTAACGCTACATTGGGTATAGCGGACAATGTATTTGTGGAGCCACTTATTGATTTATTAGTTAATGTTTGTGACCCAGTAAGAGTAACAACCGTAGAGTCAATAGCAATCGTTACAGCAGTTGATCCGTTATAACTTGTTCCAGAAAGACCTGTACCAATTGTTAATGGATTAGCAACGGTCGCTGTAATTGTATCTGTTCCGCCTAAACTTATTGTTGTGCCATTGATTGTAAATGAGCTATTAGTTAAAGACGCATTAGGAATATTTGTTAATGTGTTGAGTGACGCATTTATTGTTACACCAGTAAATGACGTAATTGATCCGCCTAATGATACGGCCGTAGACCCAATCGTAATTGAGCTGTTAGTTAATGATGCGTTACCAATATTAGTTAAGGTATTGGTTGCGCCGCTAATGGTCTTGTTTGTTAGTGTTTGTACACCGGTTAAGGTAACAACAACACTGGTATCAACGGCAAAAGTTTTTGCGATTGAGCCATCATAAGTGCCACCCGTAAGGCCGGTGCCTGCTGTTAATGCATTAGCTAGAACAGTTGGGATTGTGCCTGATCCACCTAATGCAACAGTAACACCGTTGAACGTTACGGAACTATTTGTGAGTGACGCATTTCCTATATTAGATAATGTATTGCTTGATCCACTAATTGTTTTGTTGGTTAGTGTCTGCGTACCTGTAAGTGTTGCCGTTACAGTAGGGTCAATAGCTATTGTGCCGGTAGATGTAATTGGGCCGCCGGTTAAACCTAATCCTGTGTTAATTAAAGTAATACCAACGCTATCTGTATTACTGGATGCGGAGGTAATCAGACCT